CTAGGCGCGGGCTGTCACCTCTTTCTTGGCTTCTTTGAGACGGGCTCGACGGCGCTCATTTTGTTGGCGGTTTCTCTCTTCCCGAGTTACCGGCTTGGTTCCGCGCAACTCGTGATAACTGGCAGACCGACCAGTGAGGTCTTCCCCCTCGAACACGAGCGGGCTCTTTCCCTCTTCCACCTGTCGCGCAAATATTCCGATGCACCTCTTGATGTTCTCCGTTTTGTCCTTCAGTATCTCAGATACTTGCTTGATGGTCAGATCAAAGCATTTGCAGAGCAGAAAAGCCCTAGCTGCTTTACTCAACCGCCCAAGGCTTTTTTCGTGAATCATTTTACTAGCATTCGTTGCCTTGTCCAGCTCCCTTAATACCAGGAAAAGCCGTTCCTTTGCGTAGCTAAAATAATAAGCTGCGTTTTCCTTTTTCCCGCAATCGTACTTGACCGCGATGTCTTCCCAATCCATGCGATTGATGAGGCGATCCAGGAAAATTCCGGTCAGCTTCTTGTTTGCCTCAAATGACGGCCAGAAGTCCGCGTCTTCCGTGGATACTTCCTCGACGTGCGGCATCCCCTTGCTCAAGTCCTTGCCGCCCATGTTGGCAAACTGTATTTCTCTGGAATGCGGGTAAACCATGATGATGTCTTGCCCACCAAACCTAGTGTCCCTCTCGAACAGCCTCGCTGTGTAGTTGTTTGGCCTGACCTCCATCTCAACCGGAGCACAAGGCGTCTTGCAGTCCGATCTCTTCGAGCACTTCTTGCATATGCCGGAGAATGGGTCGCTCATAGTTCGGATAACCTCTTGATCCGCCCGTGGGCGCTCATGCTCTTGAGTTGCAACTTGCCAGCCGCGAACAGGTCGAATCTGGTCTTGCCCAGCACTCCACGGACAAAATCAGGGTCAGTCTGTAGCTGGCCACGCAGCCAGGAGTCATAGGTCAAATTCGATGGAACCTGTGTGGCCTCGGAGACCGTGAACTTGGTGGAGGTGGAGCCATCCCTGTGCTGAACCGTGCGGCCCTCCCATTTTACAGCAGGGCGCTCCCCTCCAGATAGCTCGTCCACGTCCATGCCCAGGTCGCGGAAGGTCTTCGTCACCGGAACGTAGGTACAGCGGCAAAGCCAATGCCGGGGAAGCACTGGCTTGGCCTCGCCCAGCTTGAAGACTCGGCCATCGTCGGGCCCACATATAAGGCATGTCCTCTGGTCCAGGGTCGCGACGTATCGCCAGCCCTCCACCAAATCGGATGCCTGATCCATGATGACTTTCTCTTTGGAGTAGTGGGCAGCAGATTGAAGCCAAGTCCGGGCCAGACCCTCCAGCCCCGGAACACTGCCCTGGATGCCTTTTTGCCGCATCAGGCGAGCAGTGGATTGAACCCCGAGGCCTTCCACCATGGCTTGCCGTCCAGCCGCGACGATTCTGTCAGTGGCCGTGGACTTGAGTTTGGCCAGCCAGTCATTGATGAGCAGGCCGTCAACCGTGCTCATCTCAAACCAGCCATTGACGATTCGCCTATCCAGTTTGGTGAAGGAGAAGCCCAGGCCCGTGGCCGTGGCCAAATGTTTGGCCGTGGCCGTCGTAGTTGCCGCAAAAACGTCCTGTGCCGCGTCCTTGATGCTATCACCTATCTCGGAGTAGACCTCGGACAGAATGCGCTCTATCTCGCCTTTTTGGGCCTCCAGCAGGGCCTTGCGACGAACAGCCGCATCCTCAAGGAATGGCTTCTTCAGAATCCGGTCCTGGAGCCTGGCCAGCTTTCCCAGGATGGACGTTTGCGCTCCCTCCAGGGCCTCGACCATATCCATGGCCAGCTGATTGGCGCGTTGCTCGACGCGATGATGGTACTTGAGCGTATCGTCAAGTATGCTCATTGTCCGCGAACCTGCAGCTTGTAAATGAAGGCGTGGGCGTTTGGCTTGACGGTCTCGATGTGCATGACCGTGAAGATGTCGTCACTAGAAACGAGCGTATCCCCGACCACCGGGATGGTCTCCAGGGTGGCAGCGTCCAGGATGGCTTCCTGGTCTCCGGATTCAATGAAATGGTTGGATGCCGCCCATTCTCTGGAGTAGTCCACGATGATGCCGCGACAAGGAAAATTCTCGATGACTCCCGGCGTGAAGATTCCCAGCATGGGGTCAAATTCTCCGGGAGTCTCCCGGCGGATGGTCAGAACCCCGGCCAGGTCTCCCACGGCCCTGAATGCTGCGCTGGTGGCCTTGGCAACGATGTTCTGTAGACTCATCGTGTTACCCCGTAGGATGCAGCGTGGCCCTTGAGGTGGCCCAGGTTGCCAATGATGGAACGGACCACGTCGGGAATGATGCCGGGTGCAGTAGCCGCCTCAACCTCCAGCTTGATTTTATCCACCTGAATGGACTTGAACCCGTCGGTATCGGATGGGCTGAATGGGTCCTTTTTGAGCAGGTAGAGTGCAAGCTCCAGCTGGGCCAATTTGACGGAATTGGGAACCGTGGCAGGGTCAATGCCGGCAATCCCTGAGCGTGGCCAGGCGTTCTCTTGTCCTGGCGTGGTGGGCGCTCCATTCCATTGTACTTGTGAGTCCAGCAGAACATGAGCCGTAGAGAGTGCCTTATCCTGGTCTCCAGCTCCCGCGTCGGTCCAGGCCTGTGCATGTATGCGTTCGTCAAAGTAGTTATCTGCCTCGACGTTGGTAACGTATCCAATCATGTGCTGGTCCTCTCTTGTGAAATTTTACCCCGGCCCCTTGCGGGTTTGTCGGATGCCGGGTCAATCCGGGTGGAGCTTTCTTAGGGTAGGTGGACCCTCAGCCAGCTACGAGCGCAACTCCTGCCTTTGGCTGTTATGTCAACGCGAACACGAAACGCTTACGGTCGTGATTGAATATGAGCGCTGTAGGTGATGCTCGGAGTCTCAGAGCCAGCCACTGCAGTGTAAACGCGCAAGAACGGGTAGATGGACCCGGCCTTTTCGTTACGGAAGGGGATGGTGAACCGGCCCGGCGCTGAGTCCTGGTTTCCGGTCAAGCCCGTGGCCTCTCCCAGCTTCAATTCAGCCAGGACTTCCACCTTCGGGCTTCCGGTCGTGAAGTCCGCAACATCAGAGCCCTGTACCTGGATGGTATAGGCCTGGTCTGCCTCGTCGATCACGATGGCGGAAACGTCAGCCACTAGGAAGGCGTCCACGAGCCCTTCGCCCACGTCCACGATACGAGCAGCACTTGCCACGGTTGCCGCCGCCGAAGTCGTTACGGCCCCGGCGTCCTTCATTCTCAAAGTCTTATCAATCATGTTGGGCCTCCTTAGGCGTTCTTGATGCCGCGCAGACGAGCAGCAGCTTTTGGATGGAAAACCCCGACTCCGCAAATCCATTCAATCAAGGTTTCGTATTTCGTCCGATTCAGACCCAGGTCCAGGACGTCCATGTCCCCAGACTGAAGCCCGGAGACCCATTCAGCAGCACCAAAACGGACTGCGTAAATGGACGAGCTGGCAGCAGCACCGCCGCCGGGGTTGGCCTCAGTGAAAGGCAGAATGGCGGAACCGTCCTTGTCATCCTCAATCGTCGCGATGGCTACGCCGCCATAACTGGACAAGAGCCGCCCAAAGGAGTCGGAGACGGTCTCCGTGGCCTGGTTCGCGGCTCGCATCAGGTTATTCACCTTCCGGCGAAGGGTCTTGTTCATGAACAGAACATCAGCCCCGCCCTGAACAGCGTCCAGCAGCTCGTCCAGCTTGGCCAGGGTCAAGGTATCCCCGCCACTGGTGTTCCCCATGTTGATGACCTGGTCTCCGGTCAAGCGAGCCTCCAGGCCGTCAAACTCGTTCGGGTCCGTGGAGTTGGAGCCCTTGAAAAACTTCTTGGTAAACTCCAAGGAACAGGCTTTGGCCTTCATCCCGTCGTAGGTGGCGCGCAGGTTGTTGACGTTGCCTTGAGTGCGAACCAGAGCCCGGTCAACGGCGCTGAGTCCGCCCAGGACGAACAGCCGTTCGGTCTGAGGGTTCACAACTCCGGTAGATTCAGAGTAGGATTCATTAATCCCACGGAAGGCGATGCCGGGCAAAGTGCTTTCCGCGTTGTAGACAAATGCTTGTCCGTTCACCGGGAAAAAGGGCAGTCGCTCCAATACAGGAGACGTCCTCGGGAAGATTTCAATAACGCCACGCTTGAGCGGGTTCTGTACGAGCTTTGCAGCTTCGAGCAAGGTGATACTCATTTTTCATTTCCTCATTTTGTGCTGTAGCCTTGGGCCATGATGGCCGTCGGGCTCATTCCATCGAAGTTGATAGGCGGTTTCCCGCCCGGCCTCTTGACGTCCAGACCTTCAGGAGCACTTCCGCCAAACAGTCCCTTTTTCATGGCCGATCTCATCCACTTGATTCGAGCAGCAGGGGCCAACTCGGGGATGACGTCGCGGAACTCTTCGGGGATTTCTTCCGCCAACTCGCTGGCCAGCTCTTCCAGAGCGGATTCTGCTTCCTTGCGCTGGTTCACGACCTGGTCAAATCTGCTTTTGGGTATCAGGTGCTCCACTTTGCGCTGGGTGTCGGGAGCGCTTCCCGTAGGGGCCTGGTCCTGGCTGTCGGCGCTATCGTGGCCGTTCACGGTGTTGTCATCTTGCATGGTGTTCCTCATATCGCTGAGTTGGCGTTGAAAAAAATGTAACGGTTACATTTCCCGACGTCGTAACAATTAAACCGCCCCGGAGAACTCCCGTATCTCGTCCTGGATTTCCACCAGCCGCGCCTTGGCCTCATCCCTGGTCAGGTCCGGGTTCCTTTCCATCAAAATATCCACCGGAGACAGAACCCCCAGGGCCAGCAAACGGTCCCACATCTCAGACTGTTGCGAGGGGTCTGTGACCTGCTTCCCGTCGTGGAAGTCCACCACCAGCTCGGCCTTGTCGCTGATCTTCCGGCCAGGGTTGTGATGGTTCCAGACGGCCCGGATTTTCTCGAACAGACGTCGCTCGTAGCTGCGGAACAACTCGCAATCATCCCGGCGCAACTCTTCCAGCTCTTGGTTCGAGACGATCCGCGCAATTCCGCTTTCTTCCCTCGTCTCCGTGGAAAGCGAGGAAGCGCTCAGACCATTGGAGACGGCAGCTTGCTTCAAGAGGTAGTCCAGGGCGGCCAATGTGTCGCTAATTGGAGCCGTGGCCTTTGCAAAGCCAACCTCACCGCCCTCGGGAAGGTTCACGAAACTGCCAGGGTCCACGGTTCCTAATTCGCCGCGCATCCCCTTGACGTACCCCAGACCGAACCCTTGCATCCTGAGAATGTAGAGCAGGTCTGTGAGCTTTTCGTTGAACGACTCTTGAATGGTAATCAGGTCATCCCCGCCCGGACACCAAACGCTGTCCGTCGGAACCCTCGACCAGCAGGGTACAAACGGAATTACTCTATACGGGTTCGGGATGTTCTCCATGACGTGGCCACGGTAGTTGAGACGTTGGAACTGGTCAGCCGTCCACACTGAGTAGGTCGTTTCGTCATTCCGGCCACTGGAAGGGTAGTGCGTCACCAGCACGGTCTGAATGTCTTCCGGAGAGTCACCAGTAACGACGTCCAGGATGTCCGGAGTGAGCAGGTCCACGTCAATATGATTGTTCCGCCAAACTGGACGCAGCAGAACCATCCCCAGTAACTTGCTGTAGCGATTGGTCAGCTTCCATTTCGCCCCCAGCCATGTGGTCCGCTCAATGTTGCCAAGAATCTCTTGATCACGCTCCGTCCCATGTTCCACGATCCGCCGCGCATCTTCGACGTAGACCATGGCCAAGCGATTGATCACCTTCCGGGTCAAATTGATAAAGCACGGCGACATATTTTGCGGCTTCGAGAAATGTTTCTGTAGCTGTTCCCGGATATATTCATTCTGAAAGTCGTGATAATAGTCCAATCTTTTCGCGGCATTGCGTTTCCGCTCGATGTTGGACATTCGCGTGGCGGCCTGGAATGCAGACCTGACCAGTTCCCCGGCTTGGCTTTCAATCATAGTTGGATTTCCTTTTTGCCCTCGGTCTTGTGGTAAGAATAGCATAATTCCAAAAGTGTGTCAATATGACCCATGAAGGAATTTCCATGTTGGTGGTCATGTGGTGGCCTTGTGCTGCCTGACAATGTCAAGCAGCAACTTCGTTACATTATACCGAAGTTTCAAAAGTTATATTATCACTTTTGCCACTGGCAACAAATGTTGCCGCTTGTGGAACCCGTTCCACAACCTGATTCACCCCACCAGCCACTCCCTACACTGCCTGATATATCTTGACCCCGGAGACCGTCACCATGGCCTTGAAGAACTCTTGAAGGTTCAGGTCAGACTCCACGCGACTCGTCTTATGTTGCGCGAACATCTGAGAGACCTTGATCTGAGCAGGGCAGGCGTCAGAACAAGGCAGAATCAAATCACCTTCACGCAGATAGCAAAATCGTGCATGGCTGGACTTCGAGTGACAAACAATGTCCGCCAACTCGTAAACCGCCAGCTCCCTTTCCCGCAGCGAGTAGACGGCCCAGCACAAGGAGTAGACCCTGTCATCCCTGTGCTTGTCTGTGCCGAACTTGGGTTTATCGCCGCGCAGCTCGTACAGGAACGTGGACATTTCACGGGCCAGGTCTTCCAGGGCGTGGGAGAAATGGAGCCGACCCTCCCGCACGATACGAAACAGCTCCATGAATGCCGGGATCTGGTTTGTGGTGGTCGCATTCACCAGCTCGACGGGTATCTGCTGTTCCGTCGACCAGATATACAAATCCTGTGAGTTGTATGACTCCAGGCAGACGTTCGAGAGGTTGAAACGCTGGAAGTCCGTGGTGATCTCTTTCTTGATGGTCCGCCCAAGGCTTCCAAGAATGTTGCGCTGGTTCAGAATCCAGTAATGGGCCTCGCCGCCGTCCGGGTCTGCTACTTTCGCGACACTGGTCCAGATTGTTTGATCTCCATGGAGGGAACCGAAGTAAGCCCGGTCAAGCCCAGCCCCGCAGACATACTTCCGGCCAGCAGCTATGGCGTCCAGGTCTTCCGGCCCCATGGGGTTGGGTACGATCTCCCTGCAAGCGTTGATGTCCTCCAGGGCGAACAGGTTGTTGCTCGCAGCTGTCCTCTGGTTCAAGTGTTGCGTCTTGAAGGTGGCAGGCAAGAGCTGCTTAGAGCGAGACCGGAGCCAGCCACGATCTATCCAGGGTGGAGACTTCTCAAGAGCCTCCTCCAGGTCGCGATACTCCAGGCGGTTGACGAAACAGGTCTCGTCTTCCCCACTGTCCGCGAGCTGTTCCATCCGATGTAGCGGCCCGCCGATTGCGTCCACCGTGGAGTCCACCAGGAGCCAGCTGTTCTCTGTGTCTCCAAGAGAGGAAGCGAGAACTTGAGCAGGGTCTTCCGATGGTGCTGCGTGAATCTCACTTACCCAGCCGATACTGATCTTTTGACCGTAGAGCGAGCTGGTATTGCATGCCACGGCCTGTATCAAGTTGCTGAGTTGTGGATAACGGATTTCATAGGTGGTGATGTTCTTCCGGCCTATCTGGTCCAACAAAAATGGAGTGTGTTCTATTACCCGTTTGAGCAAGGAGAAACCCACTGACAAGGTCTGTCGCTCGGAGTTGGCCAGCACCACGATGTTCTCACCGTGCCATAAGGTGAACCGCCAGAGCACCAGCAATGCCGCGAGCGTTGTCTTGCTGTGTCTGCGTGGGAAGCTGAGTGCAATGGTCGTATGTCTCCAGCGTCCGTTGACCTGTTCCAGGGCATTGGTGATCGCATCGACCTGGAAGGGTTCAGGCTTGAATACCTCGAAGCCGCCCTTGCGGGATGGGATCTTAGGCTGTACGTCCGCAATCCACTGGAAGAATCCCGTGGAGCCATTACGCCATGACTGAATACTCTGCTTGGTGATTGTCACGTTTTATCCTTTGAGGGATGCCCTACTATGCCAAAGGCCCGTAGGATGCTTTCTAGGGCCCATTCTGGCCTTAGTTGGTGGCGTCCTGGCACTCCAGAACCAAGGTGGATACGTCCTTGATTTCCGGCTTGGCCTTGTCCTTGAGAGAATCGCAGACCTCGAGCTGATAGAGCCGGTTCATTGCCAGCAGGGTGGCCCGTTGCATGGCAAGCAGGTCTTTCCCCAGGGCCTCGGGAAGCCGTCCGTCCTCGGTCAGCAGGTTGTCCTTGTTGTCCACGACGAAGCGAATCAACTCCCGCTCCACCATAGTGTTCAAGGCCACGGTATCCCGGAGCATGGACTTCATGACCTCCACGGGTTCGACCTCAAGGGCGGCCTTGAAGGAGATAACAGCCTTAGCCTGACGGGTACGACCATCAAGACGGCCTTGGTGGATGCCCTCAAGGAACTGATCCGCTGGTTCTGGCTTCTGTTTCTTTTCTTTTTTCATGTGAATGGTACCTATTAACAGTGTTTTCAATGCGCTGTTTTGGTATAGATTCAGGTATATATTTTATCAAGTCGCTTGTAAATACTTGGTTTATTTGTCGGTTCGATGGAGGGACGAGGAATCCAGTTGATAGTCCGTCTCAAGTGTGAGTCATTTTGACACAGTTTCACCGGAGACGGACACCTTTATTCACCAATCAATAAAAGCTGATTTCATGTTCCGGCCACTCAATTGACCATCCAACATTGACCATTGCCTCGAGCGTTTCCCCGTGGCAGCGAGCCGGATAGCACCAGCACCCCAGAACCTTTCCGGCCAACTCTCCAATGGATTCGCGCAGGCTGTCGGGGAAGTTTTCAAGATACAGGTCGCAAACTTGGTTCCGGTCCCCGTGCATGGGAATCAGGTAGGGGTTCCCCCACTTGCTTTGCCTGTCTATCCGCACAAACAGACCGGACTCTTTGGCCCACTTCACCAAGGCCTTGTCCGTCTTCATGTTGGCGATGACTGCAAGAGATTTTTCCACGACCAGATTCTTTCTCGTCAATTCGCTTTCCGTCCATTCCATTGTTTTCACCTCTTACCCCTTCCGCCGCGTCCGGCGATTTTTCTTTTTCTTGGGTTTGAACTCTTCGGGCAACTTGTCGTGATGCTCAAGAACCGGATTACAGTTGCAGTCACCGCCCTTGAGGAACCCGCACCAATCATCATGACGAACTACGCAATGGGAGACCTTGCTGGGTTTCCCGTGAATGAGTCCCATGAGCATCATGGGTGCATGATAATTTTGAAGCATGTTCCGCATAATATTTTTTCCTCTCTTGCTGCCCCATACGGAGATGGGGGAAAAACTGTCGACCCAGACAGATTTTTTCCCCCCGTAGGGGTCTGGGTTTGTCTGGGTGTCTGGGTCTGTAATTTCAACCACTTACATACTAAGACAAAGCGCTTGTCTCGGTTCCGGTTTGTCTGGGTTGTCTGGGTATGTTTGAACATAATTATTTCAACAACTTGGAACCAAGACAATGCCTTTCGTCTTACGCTGTCCCGGTTGTCCGGGTTGGGTCATTGTCCGGGTCATTTTGGTAGGCGAGAATATCCCCCTCCATTGTCATGGTGTAGGACTTCGCCTTCCCCGCGCCGGTAGCCGTTTCGTCAATCAGCTTGTTCGAGACTGCTTTCTGTATTGCCCTCTGTGCTGCTTTCTCGTTCCAATCTGTTTCAATCAGAACAGCGTCAATGAGTCGTTTCTGTGAGTCGCAGCGCTTGCCGTCCATCTTCCGCAATGTGAACAGCACTGGCATGATTTCGGACATTTCTTTCTTGCCACCGGGTTTATCAACCGGGATGAACTCAAGCCGATTGTTCCGCTTCATGTAGAACGGGAGCTTTTTAGGGAAGTTGCGTGCCTTCACCTGACTGAACTTGATAATGGCTTCACTTCCTTCTTCCTTCTCAATCCCGAGGGTCACGATATTAGCTGCCCAATCTCCAATAGCTGTAGCTCCACGTCCGGCGAAGATTTTATTGAAGTCGTTTGACGCGGATGCTTTCCCAAGATGATGAAAAACTATTGACGCAAACCCGCCACGGTCTTGCAGCTCCGTCAATGCGTCCAGGCTTCGCCGCATTTCGCTGTTATCGTTTTCGTCTCCACCATGATATGAGATAAGCGGGTCAACAATTACGCATTTCGATTCAGTCTTATCCACCATACGGAGCAGATTATCCTGGAACACCTTGTCCCTGAACTCGCCGATATATCGAACGTCATCCCTCATGACTGGTATAAACACCCTGTCAAAGCTGTACCCCTCGGGGTTGTGCTTCAGTATGGCCTTGAGTCTCTTGGAAGTAGCTTTCCGGCTGTTCTCGGATTGGATGATAAGTGTATTGATGGGGTTTGGGACATAATATTTTCCCCATACTGAATACATGAAATGAGGCTTGGCCATTCCAGCGGCCAGCAGCAGACCCAGCAGAGATTTACCTATCCCGGATTGACCACAAATCAGCAGGGATTCTTTTTCGTCCAGCAGTCCGTCTATAAGCGGATTCTCCGGGTACTCTTCCAGTGCCAAGTCTGACAGGCATAGGATTTCGATTTCGCATTTCTTGACTTCCACCACGGACATGATTCCCTTCCGGACTGCATCCAGACCGAGGGAGACATGGACGTCGTTCCAGTCGCATTTCTTGCCGACCATTTCAGGCAGGGCCACCAGTCCACCAATCTCTTTAGCAGCTGCCTCTGCCTTGGTTTTTCCTGGATTGCCCGGAGTCTCAAGGTCGTTGTCCGCCAATATGACGATTTTTGTATCTGGGAATAAATCCCGGACCATTTTTGATACAGGGGAAAGATTCGTATCGTTGAAGGCGATGAAGGTGGGATGTTTAGTTGCCAGCCATGCAGACAACCCCGTCGCCAATCCCTCGGCCACCATCAGCACTTGCCTGTCTTCACCGTCTACAAAGAAATGAGCACCGGCAGCAGGGGCAGATTTCTCAAACCACTTGTCATTGCCTTCGCTGTTTTTTTCGGGCTGTATTTTCTGGATGGTCTGGATTGTGGCGCCGTCAGGGCCATATCCTGGGACAATCAATTCCGGCCCCAGCACCCGGAGCCCTGGAACTGGTGGAACCTGTTTTTTTTCAAGATACGGATGCCCGGAGCATTCTTTCGCGGATTCATATTTCCGCCGCGCATTGGCTGTTCCATCTTTCCGTTCCTGCTCTTTCTTCAGCAGATATTCCTGCTTCGCCTTTTCAAACTTGGCCCGGTCCTCGGGAGAAAACTCCTTCGAACCATTCCCGGATACATACGTTTCCACACCGGCCCGCCAATCCCCGACAACCGCGCCCAGCATGTCAGGGAATACGGTCACAAATCCATTGTTGCTGTTTGGCTTGTCCCTGGTGGGGAAACGGCGAAGGATGCCGTCAGGGTGAAGCGTGTCAATCAGGATGCCCTCATCCTGGATACGCCTAAGAAGTCCCTGGTAATTGAGCATGGAGCACCTCCTAAGCGTCGGGGCGCTCGACAAGAGCCATGATTTCGGATTCTTTCCAGACGGTCGTCTTCGGCCCGAGCTTACTGCCAGCCGGAAAACGTCCGTCCTTGACACCGCGCCACCATGTAGCACGCGATACAGGAATGATTTCTAAAATCTGCCTCATCCTCAACAAACGGTCAGTCGTGGGTCTTTGCATGGTACTCCCCCCATTTTGGTGGTTGGGCGAGCCATTGCAGACGGAAGGCGGGGATGGTAGGAGGGAGCTGGGAGCTTTCCTCGGTCCTGAGTTGGCGCTCAGGTCCACCCCGGCCCGGTGAGTCTTACAAGGCTTGCCGGGTTATTTGATTTCCTATGCCGTCAATTCGTCTCTTGTATAACATGCAGCTTCCTAACTTTGTCATCACATTGAAATAATGGAATTTTATGTTTGGGCGACGTGACATTGGCACAAAAAAAAGGGGCGTCCGGACGCAGCTGTTCGCCGCAATCCGTCGCCCCCAGGAATAGTCTTTTAATTGTTTCGGACGTGGCTACCACTTCGCCACAATTTGTTGCGCTAGTACTTACGCAAGGTCATTCACGATGTCAATACTTTTTAGGCTAGATTATCCGTTTGCGACTTTACCAAACGGAATCACCTTCCCGGCAGACCGTAGGCTGTCCAGGTAGTCGCCCCAATACTGGAACAACTTTCCGCGCTCATCCAGATACAAGGCTCTGTTATAGACCCCGCGCACAGTGTTTTGGTCGACGTGGGCCATGGCTACCTCGATCACCCTGGAATCGAATAGGCCGGACTCATGTAGCTTGGTGGAGGCTATAGACCTCCATCCATGGCCGACCATCTCGTCCTTGGTGTACCCCATTCGCCTTAGAGCCGCGTTGATGGTGTTTTCACTCATAGGGCGCTGGTCTGATCGTTCCGACGGGAAGACATACTTGGCATGTCCGGTCAGCGGATGCAGGTCCACCAGCACTTGGAGTGCCTGCCTGGATAGCGGCACGATGTGTGCCTTTTTCATCTTCATTTTTGATTCGGGGATGCTCCATGTGGCGTTCTCAAAATCAATTTCCGACCATTCCGCGTGCCGGACTTCCCCAGGCCTTTGGAAGGTCAAGCTCAAGAACTGCATCCCGGCACGGACCACCGGCGAGCCTTGATATTCATCCATGGCCAGCAGTAGTCCACGAATCTTATCCGGCTCAAGTATGGCTGGCATACTCCGTGACACGGGCTTGGCCAGGGCGTCCGAGAGGTCCGCCGCTTGGTTGCGCTGGCAATATCGCTTGGCCACCCCGAAGCGGAAGACCTGGCCAAGTATCTGATAAACCCGCCGCGCAGTCTCGACGGCCCCGCGCACCTCGATACGCTCCAGCTGCTCCAGCAGGTCCGCCGGTTCGATATGCGAGATGGGCCTCCTGCCGATGTACGGCAGGACATTCAATTCCAGCCGACGCCAAACGAGAGCGGCATGGTCCTCGGACCACTTGGCTTTCGATTTCTCCCACCACTCCCGAGCGACTTTTTCGAAGGTAGTTCCAATCTCGACTTGTTCGGCCCGGACCACCTCCCGCTTCTTCTTGCGTTCGAGCGCCGGGTTGATGCCCTTTTGAATTTCCGCCTTGGCCTCGGTCCGCATCTTCCGCGCAGCAGTGATTCCCACGTCCGGGAACTGACCCAGGGCAATCACCTGTTGCTTGCCGTTAAACATGAATTTCATGCGCCACAACTTGCCGCCCGACGGAGTCACCTGGATGAACAGCCCGTCGCTGTCGTACTTGGTGTATGCCTTTTCTTGAGGGACTAGGGTTCGGATTCCTTTGTCTGAGAGTGCCAT